TATATCAGGATGTTGTTTATGACATTTTGAATATCCGCGATGTGGGCCGCTTGGCTTATTTAGAGATTGACGGAAGGAGGCAAGAATGAAAACTGACGCGAAGATGGAAGGCACAGACGAGCTAATCAAAAAGTTCATTGCGCTTGGCAAGTCACTTGACGGCAAGGAATTAACCGCCGTTATGCGCAATGCTGCTGCACCTATGCTTGGCGCGGCACGCGGGCGCGTTCCATCGGATTCAGGCTTACTAAGGTCGCAGATTGGGTTTGTGGGGGCGAACCAAAGCCGCTATCCCGGAACTGTTATTATCGGCGTAAATTACCGATTCAAAGGGGCAAAGCGCGGCACGTCTGCGTTTTATGCTCACATTGTGGAGTATGGCGGCAAGACTATCAGTCGAGCGCCCCGTCCGTTCATGCAGCCCGCTTTTGAGATACACAAAGACAGGGCGGTAGACACGATAAAGAAAGGGCTTATCAGGCTCATTACCAAAGCAACTAACAACACGAAAAAATAAAACTATGGCAACAACAGGAGTAATAAACGGAACGGCGATAGGTCTTTACAGGGTAACGGCTGGACCAGCTTATGTAAAAATTGCAAACGGCAAAGCGGCGGGCGTGGATATTTCGATTGACATGATCGAGATCACGACCAAAGACAGCGGCGGTTTTAAGGAGTACATCGCAGGCGAAAAGGGCGGTACATTCTCCTTTGAGGGATTACTTGAGTATGACGCGAGCGTAAGCACTCAGGGCGATTCTTTAAAAGACATCGCTACATTAGCACTGGCAGGCACAGCGTTCACCATCAGGTGGTCAAGTCAAAGCTCAACGGATGAATATTTTGAAAGTTCTGTGCTTGTGAGCAATATCAGCTCCAGCGCGCCGAACAACGACACTGCCACGATTAGCTGCACATTGCAAATGACAGGTACAATCACACTTGGCAACGTATCTTAAAAATTAACCCATGGAGAACCAACCGGCAACGGTTACGATCAACGGCAAGCAGCACCCTATCCGTCTACCTATGGGCGGAATTACAAGGGTGCTGCGAACCCTTGGCGTAGGCACGGCTGAGCTTGCGGAAAAAGCGCAGGCTCAAGATTTTGAAGAGTTGTTGAAATTTAGCCTTACGGTAACTTGGTCCGCTATTGTTAGCGGGTATAAGTTCAACGGCGGAGATTGCCCTTATTCAACACCGGACCAACTGGCCGAGGATGTCGAAGACATGGACGAGCTTACGCCGGCGCTTGAGCTGTGGACAAGGGCCATGCAGAAGTTCACAGGGTCAGACGAACCACAACCAAAGACAAGCGAGGGGGAATCCTTACCGCTGGTAGTGGTCGACCCAGTGGTGAACGCGAGCTAACAGCATCCGATATTGAGCGGCTTGCTTATGGTGAGCTACTTATGACGGCGGCTGAGTTTGACGAAGCAGACCCGCGATATTTCCGGCTCAAGGTTGAGGGGTATCGCAAGGCGCAGGCTGACAAAGATCGGGCAGACTGGGTGAGGATTAGATGGCTTGCGGCGGCGGTTATTACGCCACATTACCGCAAGGCGGTAGCACCTACTGACCTGTTCGAGTTTGCGGAAGAAACGGCGCAGCGGATTGAAGAAATGAAACAACTTGCGGAAAGGCTTAACAACGATAAGCGCTTCCCTAAAGAATTTAAGAAAACAACCCATGAACAAAGCAATTAAAGCAATCAACTACATAATGGCCAACACATCGGCTGTGACAAACCTTTGCCCGGCTGCGAGGATATTCCCCGTGCGGGCATTGCAGTCGAGTGTATATCCGTACATTACCCACCAGCTATTAACCAATAGGCCGGTAAGCCAAGGGGATAGCGCAAGTAACTTCGACTTCGCTACTATCATGGTCAGCGTTTACGCTGAAACTATGACGGACGCGCAGGCTATTGCTGAGGTTTTACGCACGGCGCTTGATCGCAAAACACCCGGCACTTATGACGGCGTAGCAGTGGCTCAGATTGACTATGAAGGCGAATCGCATTTGCCAGAAGATGGTGCAGGAAATGATCAGATTTATGTAATTCAAAGTGATTTTGTTGTAAATTACCACCGTTAAATAAATGGCTGACGGCGGCAATATACATAGTCTTAATATCAAGCTGACGGCAGACCCGTCACGCTTTAAGCAGGGGCTTGATGAAGCCGCTAAGGCTATGCAGACCGGCGGCGACAAGATAGCGCAACAAGCAGAGAAGCTATCGAAGTCCATGCAGTCAATGACCGCGAAGGCCAACGATACAAGCACAAGCCTAAGACAGCAACAAAGGTTATTGTTCAACCTTGCAGCCGGCTATGAAGGCATGGGCAAGGCTGGCGAAAAGGGTTTCAATGAGGTAACGAAGCAGGCCATCGCAGCCCGCCGTAGGATGGAGGACGTTAACGATATGATTAGCGCCGCTGATACTGAGGGTAAGTTCAAGATGGGCGCTGCTGCTATTGGCAAACTTACGCAGGGCATAGCTGGGGCGCAGGGTGCTATGATGCAGTTTGGCATGAGCAACGAAACAGCCGCGATAGCCATGGCTAAGTTGCAGGGCTTGATGGCGTTAAGTCAAGGGATAAGCGCAATCGCTTCCATTGACGGCGAAATAAAAGCACTTGTAGGTAGTTTGAACCTTGCCACCGGTGCGCAGAAGGCTTTAAACTTTGCAATGAGCTGGAGCGGCGCGGGTATTATTGCGGCTGTTGTGGCTATTGGCGCGGCCATCTACACGTTTGCCACGGCAAGCAGCAAGGCGAGCGAGGAAACGCGGCGCTTGACGGCTGAACTTGACGCGCAAAAGGCTGAGGTTGAGGCGCTAAAACAAGCACATCAGGAGGGAACGAAAGTTCTTGACGAGCATACACAATTGCAGATGTTACGGGCAAGGGCGGCGGGCAAATCTGAAAAAGAAATAACGAACATCGAGCGTAAGAATTTAACCGAACGCGCTAAGATGTTCCGCACGATGGGCCAGGATTATGCAAATAGCCTTGACCAACGCATCAGCTATCAGGCACAGGCTTTAGAGATGGAGCAGCGGCTTGAGGTGTTGAACCTAAACGAGATTATCAAGAACCGCGAAAAGGCGGCGCATAAGATCCAGAAAGTACAAAAAGCTTTCCGGTCAAACATGATCATTTTTGAGCCGGCCGAAACAAAAAATCAGATCAAAGGGCTTGAAGATTTAACAGGCAAATACATACAAGCGTCTGAGGCTGTTAAGGCTTTCGGCAATTACAATAAAGTAACATGGGAAGATTCAGCGCGGTACATTACCAACGCAGCCGCGTTAATCACAACCAATATTCAAGGGCTTGCGAGCGATGCTCTTTCTAATCTTGGTGAATCAATAGGCAACACGCTTGCAGGTGCTGAGGGCGGATTGCAGTCATTCGGAAAAACTATTCTTGAAAGCATCGGCGGCTTTTTGCAGTCGCTTGGTAAGGCGTTTATTGCGGCTGCAACGGCTAAGATCGTTTTCGACAAAGCATTATTGACCAATCCATTTGCAGCAGCAGCGGCGGGTATTGCACTTGTTGCAGCAGGTGCGGCAATTACAGCCACCATTAAGAAAGGCACAAGCGGAAGCGGCGGCGATTATTCAGGCGGAGGCAGCGGCGGAGGTATCCGTAAGTTTGCAGACGGCGGTATTATTACCGGTCCAACGCTTGGACTTATGGGCGAATATCCGGGCGCTAAAAGCAATCCGGAAGTAGTAGCACCGCTTGACAAATTAAAGTCTATGATAGGCGGCGGCATGGGTGGCAATATGACAACGGCGCTGCGAGGCAGTGACCTGCTTATTATGTTTGACAGGGCGAGCAAGGAGCGCTACCGCTTCGCTTAATGGCCTACGGTGTTAAACTGCGCTGCGAGCTTGAAGACATCAACGAGCAAGCGTGGAAGGTAGAGATTTTAGAAGAAGGCTATGTAAGCACCATTGCGTATATGCGATGTGCGACACCGGGCTTTACAATTCAGCAGGATGGTGATGGCAGTCGCATAGGCGAAAGCCCGATAAGGGCAAGCCGCGCAAGTGTGTTCCTTGTTATTGAAGATAGCGGCGACCTTGCTAATATGGTGACGATGGCAACGAGCGCAGAGAAGCAATATGCCATGACTATTTACAGGGGTTCGACCTTGTGGTGGTTTGGTACGGTGTTGCCTGACTTATTCCGCTTTGAAAACAGGGCTTACCCATTTATCCATGAGGTACAAGCTATTGACGGTTTAGGCCGTTTAAAAGATTTAGATTATCCGGCGGCGGTTACTGACTACGAAGATTCGGTTGTGCTTGGCAATGTGATTACAGATATGCTCAAGCTAAACGGGCTTGATACTTTATTTACCGGCTCGGATATATTCGTGCGTTCATCAATCGGATTCAGCACATCAACAATGGCCAGCGGGCGCGACCCCCTACAATACACGCGGGCAAACAACCTTGCATTTTTGCGGAATTATGACGTAGTTGAATTTAAGGAAGACATGGAGGCGATGAGCGCCACCGAAACAATAGAGAAGATATTGAGATCATTCGGCGCTTGCATTGAACTGAGCGCCGGCAGTTATAGAATTTACCAACACGGCAACAACCATGCAAGCAGCTACACGGAATACAGATACAGCACCGCAGGGTTCAGCAGCGGGTACTTGTCAAGCACAACGGTTAGCCCGCGCATTGCGTTTCAGAGCGCAACATTGGCGCTGGAGGCGGGCAGTATTTACGGTTTTCAACCGTCTATAAAGGAGGCCCGCGCATTTATCAGGCGGCAAAATGTAGAGGTTATTGAAAAAAGCACCTTAAGTAATTCAGTTAGTTATAACGCCATTGGAGATTATGACATAAACGACCTGCATAGGGTGGCTGGTTTTGTTCAATGGCAGCCCATTGGATGGACTTATGAAAGCAGGGTTTATATAAGGGTAGGGATACGAAACACCGGAACGCTTAATTATTCTCATGTGGCTTATTACCCATCGGGCAGCGGCTCACCTGCTGGATATAACTATGACGGTCCACCGGTATGGCAGGCCGTACCATCCCCATCAACTGACCCGAATTTTTGGCTTAGCACAAACATTGACAGCAGCCAGTTTGCGGCCAACTCATTGCAGCGAATATCTATTGACTTCGAGATACAACCCTTTATAGGTACGCCACCGGCAGGAACGGAGCTTGTGATAAGTGTAAAGGTTGACAATTTGCGGCGTAAGTTTTCGGGCGGAAGTCCAAGCGGCGGGTCTACCACAACGGCGGCGCAGTTCACTTTTGCGCTTGGTTATAATACAGTAGTAGCATCCGGCCCGATATGGGAGGACGACATAACTGCCACCGCATCAGGTAGCACGGCGGCAAGTCTTTTTATAGATGTGGATGATGTGCTTTATTCAGGTACAT